GTTTCATCTGTAACTAAAACTCTCTGTTCTGATTGGATTAACTGAAAAATAAGGTTTTCCAATTCAGCCATCTGCTCTTTAGATGGAGGCGCCAAAGTGTTGGGGTCGGTTTTGATTTTAACGTGTAAAATAGGACTTTGCCACCAATCGTTAGTCGATTCCAATCCTCTGAATACTTTTTCTTCGAGAACAATTTGCCTGAAAGCCCTCGTTATAAAAGGATGACCGTAATCATCGTAATCATTGGCTTCGTGTTTCCAATGCCAGATTCGGAATTTAGATTCCGGGGAAACTTCATACTTGTCTTTACCGCTCATGACAGCTTCGACTATTTCTGGATAATATTTCTGCAATTGTTCAAACTTCTCGTAAGGTCTTCTGTTTTGAATAAGACTGCGTAACTCATCAGTAATTTTCATATAAATAGTGGGCTTTTCTAAAATATCTTTTCTCTGAAGCTCTACCATCTCTGGAGGGATTAGAAAAAGAGTGCTAAACTCTTGAGCTTCTTCGTCCCACTCTCCGCCAATAAAAGCCTCTCCAAGTCTCCAATATTCTTTACCAGCTCCAGCAATTAATTTCTGTATTCTGACATCTCGCAAGAACTTCTTGAAATAGTCTTCAACATTTTTATCGGAAGAGAAACAATCAAGACCAGTAACGGGGAATTCGGCATACAAATCGACTACGCCACCAACAAGCCAATGATACGAATATAAATATCTGCAAAGTTTCCTCAGCCTATCCCTGTTAGCCTGTGTCTGGTTGTCAATCGGATAAACGAGATTGGGGGGAATCATATCGGTATAATAAATGCTTCTTTCTTTAACAGGAATCAGACGAGCTTGAATCTCTCTTCTTTTTGAAGACCGCCTTTTAGGAGCGATTTTCTTATTCTTCATTAAAACCTCCTAATATCGGGTTTTCTTTTCTTAAAAATCTTTCTCTATTACTATACAATTTTAAATTCATAGAAGCAATGGAAGCCATTGACAAAACGTCAACTTGGTCATCGTTCTCCGCATGGGGAAATTGCAACAATTCGGTTTCAAAAGTCTCCAGCCATTCTGCATTTTGGGGATGTAAAACCTTACCTTGTTCATAAAGAATTGTGCTGGTAATAGCCCTTCCAGTTTTATCTCCTCTCGCCTCGAATTCTCTCGCAGGCACGCCTTCCTTTTTTAAGAGTTGGACTAAAGCTTTTTGGTATCCTACGGCTTCGACAAAAATAACTGAAGGCATATATCTCATATAGTAATTTTTTACTATATCCACCTGCTTAGAAGCATCAATTCTGTCTCTGAAAATTTCAATTACAAGAATCTCTCCAGTAGGTAAAAATCCAAAAACACCAAGACAGAAATAGGAAGCAGTGCTTCTCTCTGAAGTAGCAGGGTCAATAGTGAAAAAGATATTTATGGTTTTAGGAATAAGTCTTCCGTCTGGAAGGATAAAATACTTATCGTCAGCAGTATAGTATTCGAATAAACTTCTTTTAAATAAATGCCCCTCAAGAGGAGTAGGAGATTGTCTGTATAGAGCAGAATACCAATATTCCCCGATGTCTTTTCTTATTTGCTCGATAGCTTCTTTAGGCCATCTTTCAGGCCAAAGAGGATCTCCTGCTTTTCTAAAAAGTTTGCCATCGAGATATTCATCTTGTTCCGCAATAGCAGGAAATTTAACCACTTCCCACTCTTGACCGTAATATTTTAACAGCCTTCCAGCTAAATCGTCTTCGTGCCATCTTGACATTATCAGAACTATTCCGCCACCAGGCTCTAATCTGGTAAGTGCAGTAGATTGAAACCATTCCCAATGCCTTTCCCTTACAGTTTTGCTATTCGCTTCTTCTTGGTTTTTTACCGGGTCGTCGATAATTAAAATATCAGCACCCTTACCAGTTATAGCACCGCCTACACCAGCAGAATTCATGCTCCCGCCATGCTTTGCTATTTCCCAACGATGAGAAGCCGAGGTATCCTGTCTAATTTCTATTCCGAGAAATTCTTTATTCTCATCAATAGTATCTCTTACTTTTCTACCCCAACTGGAAGCAAAATCAGCCTCATAGCTCGCAAGAATTATTTTCTTATAAGGGAATAAAGTAAAAACCCAGACGGGAAAGTATTGACTGATAAGCATACTCTTTCCGTGCCTGGGGGGAACCATAACCATCAGTTTTTTGATTCTACCTACTGTTAGGTCAACCAGTTTTTTAGAGATATAGAGAAGGTGTTTTGCTGGTATCCACCTACCGTGAGAGATTTTATTCGCCAGAGATGCCGGGCTTGTCTTGGGAAAACTTCTCCAAAAGTCTGTGGACAAGCTCAGTTGCTTCTTCATCACTTACCACCTTCTTTAAAATGTTCCCTTCCATATCCATCTTGGCATTAATTTCTTCTTTAGCCTCGACTTGAATATTGGGTCTGAAGTCCGAGGGGTAAAGTCTTTCTAACAACCAGCTCCACATTTTCCAATCATCGTATCCTACAAGCTTCATATTATCTATTGCAGTTTGGATAAATTCTCCTCTGGCGGACTGTATAGACTCCCAAAATTCCCTATAAATTCCTTTTTCGTCTCGTTGACCTTGTTCTAACCAGCGATAGAAGGTAGTTTCGCCAATTCTTAGCATAGAGCAGATGTATTTAGCAGGAACTCCTTTTTTAACTAATTGGCACACTGCATCAATTAATTCTTTAGTTAATTTTAACTTTCTGCCCCTTTTCATTTATAAAATGACCCCTTCATTAAATCAATAAACCTTTTAGCAAATAATCCGTATTTTTTAATTATATACTTATTATCGTCTTCAAGAAACTTTTTGTTTGAACTTTCTCTCAAACCACCACTGCCAGCACCATAAGTCACGATTTCCCTTATACCATAAAAGCCATTTTTACAAAGAATTCCTTTCTGATAAAGCATTCTGCAAAGTAATTCTACATCTACTCTGATGTTTACTTTTTCATCATACCTAAAGCCTCTGTCTAAAAAACCTATGCATACTTCAGAAAAAAGGCTATGAAAACTTATGGGATTCATTCTTTTCCCAATCATATTACGAATGTTTATAGTGTTTGAAAAACCAAAAGCAGGAGCACCTACTGTTTCAGCAAGAAGATAAGTTTCCTCAAAAATCTGACCATAATTTTCCTCGCTAATTCTTTCTGGATTTTCTCCAAGCATAAAGTAAATTCCCTCTACATCGTCATCCATCATAACTATAAAATCCAAATCTTTTGTAAAACAGTTATCGAGTATCCAATTTCTTTTTTTAGCCAATCTTCCTTCTGAAGACTTATCAACGGGAATGAATTTCACCTCATTGCTTAATACTCTTCTGTAATTTGCTTCGTCTTCGGAAAGAGCAACCACAGAAACGTCAACATAAGGAGCCATTTTATTTACTACACTTTTTTTTATAGTATCCCACCTCTTATAAGATGGTATAAAAACTTTAAACTTTGCGTTTCCCAACATATTCGTCGCCATCTACAGTAAAGCAAATTCCCTTTTTACCAGAAAATTTTTCTTTTCTGTAAGTTATTCCGAATTCGTTTTTAGCCCATTCCCAATTAATAGGCTCCCTGAAAACAAGTATCAGATAATTATATTCAAGAAGCATATCTGGCGAGAGTTTAAATTCGCCTTCCTCGGCTTCTTGCAAAGCATGTTTCCATTCTTCGATTTGCCTAATTAGCTCTGGGTCTTTAATAATAAGCTTTTGAAGCAACTCTCTCTGCTTGTCTTTGTTAGTTTTACTCAATTTAGCAACCGTATCGAACAAATAAAGAATTTTTCTTTCTGTGTCTTCATCAACATCGACGAAATAGACAGGGACTTTATCCATCCCTCTGAAATAAGCTTCTTCAAGCCTTAAATGCCCATCGAGAACTCTCATGGTTCTCTTGTTTACTAAAATTGGGCTTGCCCAGCCAACCTCGTTAACTATACTCCTTAATAGTTTCTTCTGTTTTGCTGGATGCTCTTTGAAGTTTTCAGGATGTTTTTTTAGTTTCTCTATCTCTACATATTCAAAGGTTAAATCTTTTTCCATTCTCTAATCTCCTTAATCTTCTGCCACACCTTTTCAGCAATTTTCTTATTAGCGAGATTGCTGTAATGTATTCCATCGTTGAAGTCCTCAAAGCTATCGAGAAAAGATAAATCAATTAAACCTACATTCTTTTCAGAACAGACTCTTTTAATAGCCTCGTTGTATTTTATTATGCGAGGAACGATATTAAAAGTATATCCGTCCGTCCCGAAACCTAACGGTAAAGGAATAGTGAAAAAGAAAACACGGTATCCGAAACACATAGAAAGAAACACTCTCACATTATCTTCAAAGACATTTAAAGGAGTATTAATTTCGTCTTTGGCATCATTGGTCCCGAATTGAACAAAAAGTTCTAATACCTTTCCTCTCCATTGCTCAAGAATAATAGGAGCTTCTTTTAAAATCTGGAATGAAGTATAACCAGGAGTAGCGTAGATAAGAGGAATAATCGAGTAGTCTTCTTTCAGAGCAAGTTTTGCAAGTTCAATACTCCAACAACTTCCAAACTCATCTCTGGAACCGAAACTTAAACTATCCCCTATAACCAATAAGCGAGAATATTTCATTTTCTCTATACCACCTTATAGTTTCTTCGAGACCCTTTTCAAGAGGAGTAAAATTATTAAACCCAAGACTTTTGATTTTCTCATTATCACCTACCCTTAAGGTTACCTCGGAATAAGGGAGTGGAGTTTTGATTATTTTTGACTCGGAGCCGGCAATTTTTATAATTTTTTCTGCAAGTTCATTTATAGTGACTGCTTCCTCTCCAGCAATATTAAATACTCCCGAATAATCACTGGCTAACGCTATCATTTCAGACGCATCTTTAACATAAGTAAGAGTTCTTATTTGTTTTCCAGAGCCGTAAACGGTCAAAGGCTTATTCTGAATAGCATTTACTATAAAGTTAGAGACAACCCCTATACGATATTGAAATGGTCCGTAAACGTTAAAAGGTCTGACAATACAATACTCTTGGCCTAACTGACGAGCATAACTCAATAAAAGAGTTTCGCCGGCAATTTTCCCAATATCATATCCGCTTCTTTCATTCAAAGTAACTGAAAGAGGGCTGGTTTCAAATGAATAGCCATTGCCGTAAACCTCAGAACTTGAGGCATAAACTATTTTAATTCCCCTTTTGCTGGTAAAATCGAGAACATTTTTGAGACCAATTACATTCACCTCAAAAGTATCCACGGGGAACTTAACTAAATCTGGAGAAGCACAAACACCTGGAAAATAATACACGCAGTCAAAATCTTCTTTAATGTCTTCTAACCGGAATTTTCTAATATCTTTCTCTATAGTTTCAAACGGCAACTTTCTCTTTAGAGAAGTAGAGAAATTGTCCAAAATAACTACCTCGCTCTTCCTTTGCAGGAAGAGTGCGAGGTTAAATCCTATTAAACCAGCTCCACCTATAACGAGGCTTTTTGGTTTATGGCTCATCCGGCATTTTATACCCCAATTTTTGATAAAGTTCCTCCTTATATTCCGAGGGAATTTCGTTTTTTAGCTTTGCCCCCTCTTCCCAGAAATATTTTAGACCACGTCCCATTTCTTTTCCTCTTTGAGTATGCATATCTACAGCATAATCGGGCATAGGCAAAGGATTTTCTTTCACCATCCTTCCGATTAAATTATGGAGCTCATCGGCCTCACGACATTTAGGGCTTCTTGCCATTAAGGAAACAATTCCTGTAGCTATTAAACCCTCTGGAGGCCTTTTTAAAGTTTGAACAAAATTTGCAGTTTCAACCACTAATTGAACCAACGGAAGATTAGCTTTACCGATATCTTCAAAAGCTATGACAACGAGTCTACTGAAAAGGTATTTGTAATAACCTGCCTCATGAATGAGATAAGCCCAATAAGCCGCTTCTTTTTCGTTTCCTCTTCTGATGTCTTTTTGAAGAGCCGAGACTACCTCATCCATACGGTAGCCTCTGATAATTTGAGAACCAAAATCGAACTCCTTCTTTTCAGTTTGTTCAAACAATCCTTCTGTTTTCATTCGCTTTCCTCCTTTTTTATTTCTTAATATATTATAGCATAAAAACGCCTAAAATGATGTTCAGATGGAAAAAATATCGTAAATTTTATGCTTATTTTGCTGAATTTTGATATTTCCAAGAGAAACCACAAGGCAATCTTCTTTGAGATGTTTCATAAGTTCCGTCAATATAACTTCGTCGTTAGGGAATCTCGAACCTAATATTATTCCGTCAGCTATCTCTGACAATTTATAAAGAAACTCCTCTGGAATCTTATATCCATCGAAATAATAAACATCGTGTCCAGTCTCTCTTAAATAATCTCCCAATTTAAAATAGGGACTTTCGGTTGTATCAGGCGTAAAATCTTTCATTCCAACTCCAACGATAATAATAATTCCACGAGGAAGCCTTAAAGAAATCCTCCGAGCAAAGTATTTAGGCATCGCCTCATTAATTTCGTCTACAAGCTTTAAAAACATCAAATTAAACTTCTCAAAAGACTCTTTGAAAAACCAGTAAGAGTAAGGAATACAGTGACCGCCAGCACCTACCCCAGGTTTTAGAATCTGGACTCTTGGATTTAGATTCGCTAATTCCCTTATTTCTCTGAAATCCATTCCTAAAGTCTTAAATAGCAGAAACAACAGATTAGAAAAACTGATATTAACAAATCTGGAAAGGTTCTCAACAATTTTTTCTGCCTCTGCCACTCTATATTCTACTTTTATCAAAGATGAGTTAATAAGGGATAAGACTTTAGCTACTTCTTGCTCATAGGAATTTGAACAAGCATAAATTACAGGAAAATCACGCAACTCCTCGAATGCTTTACCCTCTGCAAAATGTATAGGCGAGTAGGCAACTTTGGCTTCTTTCAACGAAGGCAAAATAGTGTTTTCAGTAGTTCCAATTGGAAGGGTTCCCAAGAAGATTACTACTTTACCAGATACAAATTCACGGAGCATTTCAAGCATTTCAATAAAATTAGAGTAGTCCACTTTCGTTTTCTTAGCAGTTTTCTTTATATCAACACCAACACTTACAAAAACAGCATCACAGTCTTTCAATTCACTGTAATCCGAACTAAATTTAATTCTCTCACTTTTTGCATACTCTTCTACATCATCAAGAGGTCCTTCTTCTATAAGGTAAATTCCATTTTTTATTTGATTAACTCTTTGATAAAGGTCAATCCCTACAACATTAACATCTGGATTTTTTCTCACTAAATAAATGGCAAGAGGTAAACCAACATTACCCAATCCTACTACTCCAATTCTCATTTCTTTCCTCCTGTTATTTTTTCCAGAATTTCTTTTAATTTTTTAGGGGTTTTCACCCTATAAGGAGCATTTACACTCTGATTATAGGGTTTATCAATTAGAATAACCCTCTGGTAATCTTCAAGATTAGGGTTATCCTCTATCAACCAGTCACCATCTTTCAAATATTTCAGCTTATTGTCTTTATAGTCGAGGAATTCGATTTTATCGGCAAGAATGTATTGCCTAAGCCAATGCATAGTATAAGGTCTCCAAGCAGGAGGTTGAGTAGAAAGTATCTTTATAGGCTCATAAAGTCTGGCTACGGATAAATAAGGTGTAGGGGGAGCCTCATAAAGTAAAGGGAGTCTCTTATTAACCATTTGAACAAGAGTTTTGCCAGTTTCTGGAGAAACATAGTCCCATATAGGTGGCTGTTTTCCAAAAACTGCGACAGCTAAATCTCTTAAAACACCATCAACGTCCCAGTAAATCATTTTTAGTCACCTACCGTTATATTAAGTTTGGTTCTTTGAGACTTGAGATAAGGTTTTAATATCCTGTGAAGTTCTTTAGTATTGAAAACACCAGTGTATTCTACGCCGACTTCTCTTCCAGTCGAATCCAGAGGATAAAAGGAAATTATAACCCTATCCCCATCTTGAAAAAGTTTTACTTTCATCGCTTCCTCCTTAAATATAAATAAATCTTCTCTTTGGCAAAACGAAATAATCTCCTGCCAATAGAGAATCAGTAACCTCGAATGGAACTCCGAAAATAATACCGGTCTCGCCAAGTGGAATTGATAACTCTTCTCTCAATCGTTGAAAAAATTCTCGTGAGAAATAGACATGGGGGTATTCCCCGATGCTCAAGAAAAATTCTATCTCATCTTTTAATTGAGCGAGTTCTAACATAGTTTTATCTGCCATCTATTATACTCTTCCCAGTATTCAAGAGGAAGGAAAACCTGTTCCCCATAACCAAAATCCTCAACAATTCCTTTTGACAGAATTGTCGCAATATCTGCTTCGTAAACGGTATCTCCGGCAATAACTTTAACCCGTTTGACTCCTTCTTGAGAAAGTTGCCGGAGAGCCAACAAATCAATTCCCCAAGCATTTAAGGCTCGGAAAAAATGTTTAGGAGGAGAAACCTTCTTGATTAAGGTATCTCCCTCAACTTTCCCGATAACCTTCCCAAACCTAATAACTGCTCTCACCGACATTTGATTTCCCTTTCAAGAGAAATAAGATATTGCTCCCAGTATTCTAAATCATTGGGAGCTAACTCGTTTCCACAATTGGGGCAGAGGACCTTATACTCACCATCCGGTTCATCCTCCCGGAGTTCGATGAGGGACTGCTCACCATGGCTGGTTACTCTGTAGTAGTTAATTGACCTTTGCGCTAAAATTACTTCGCTTATTTTTTCTCCACAGTAAGAACAGACTTTTTCCATTTCTTTCCTCCTTCTTCTTTTTTAAATTATAAGTAAATACAGAGAAAAAGTCAATAGTTTCAGGGAAAAAATCGTTAAGATTTCTTCTTTTTGCGAGGAATTCCGTGCTCAACCCAGGCATCAACTTCTCCGTATATTTCTTCGATTTTCGCATCTCTTACAGCATTCAAACTCATTTCGGTCTTAAGCCAAGGACAAATAGGCGGTTTTTTACGCTTCCTCACTAATTCGCAAACGTAGGAAAGGTTAAAAATACATCGGGGAATATTTTTTTTGAAAGGCGCTTGCTTCATGTATTCGCAACTCGTTACTTCCACTCTAATGATAGGAGGATATTTTCCATATAACTTTTTCTTATAAGGACAAAAGGGAACTCCCTGATTCATTCTGTCACAATAACCACTACGAAAAACATTACAACGAGGAGTAAATTTATCTTTACGAGATTCTGATAGTTTGAAAGAGCAAGGTTTTCGTTTTCTCATTTTAGACCTATCGTAATCCCCAATCATTTGGATTAACTAACCAACAACCCCATCCCCATCTTAATATCCGGACTTTCTTTTCTCCAGTAAGGCTGTAGGCTTGTTCGTTTGTCTCGGTCCAAACGTCGATGTGATAACCCTTTACAAGCGAGCCAGTATCCACACAAAGCAAAAGTCTATTGCAAAGTTCTGAATACTCTGGCAAATATAGAATGGAACCGTAAGGAATATAATCTGGGTCAATAGCGCATATTCCCCAGCCTGCTTGATAACCTAATGCTGTTTTGCCAGTAAAGCCGTCTTCTGCTGTATATCCAGTAGTCCAAACTTTTAGCCAGATTTCTAAATTCAAAGGAAAACCGTTTGCACTTTCATATGGCAAAAACCTCGAAAGGATAGCAACTGACCCGACGAGAAACAAGCAAATTAAAATTAGAAGCAATATCTTTCGTCTTACAGTTTTCATTTTTAGGAGGTTACTACATCGTTTTTCTTTTCAACTGCACGCTTTCCTATTCCCAGCTCTTCGAGGAACCAATATACGGAAGTTCGATAAAACTCAGAAATCTCTTCAGCCAAAGGGCAATCACGAAGAGCATTAGTCAGACGCCGAAACTCTTCATCCGTGAGTTTTACACCAGTGACAAATTCTGTATCACTTTTACTAAACCAGTTAGGGACATAACAATTGGGGATGTTTGAAAGGTCGCAATTACCATCTTCATCTACTTCTAAGATAATTTTTGTCTTCACTTGTTTTTCTCCTATTCTACACTGTTAAAGGTAAATGTCTGCCAGTCAAAAGTTCCCAACCACGAATATAAAGAGCACAAATACCCATGCCTCCAAATCGCCTTATTCTTCGCCTAAACCATCGTAAAGCGTTTTTCCTTGATGGTTTAAGGCTTAAATAACTTATTATGTCCTGGCAAGTTTCCCTTGGAAGACAGAGGACGGGTTCTTTATAATATTTAATTCTCTCTTCAAATTCCTTTAAAACATCTTCAACGCTTTTCATATTTTCCTCCTTTCTAACTCCTTCTCTCTTTTGCTCTCCTTTTTGATAAACCCTCGAAACTCCTTCCCATATAGACTGAACTCCCGCCAGTCAAGGAAGCCTGCTCCAACAGACCTCCAACTCTCTCCTGGAATATATCTATTGTATGGAAGCAGAACTTTCCCGTGGGGTTCATTTCCGAAGGCTCCATGGGAAGTCCAGTATCCGAAGCTCCCATCTGGAAGCTCAACTGGACCGCATAATTGCCCAGGTCCAAGAAGCCCAAATTCGTTTTTTCTCTTAGCCATTGCACCTGCCATTCTGGGACTTCTATAGCCTATCTTTCTTCTCATTTTCATTTTTGCATCCTCTTTTGCTTAAATATGCTCTTCGCTTTTAAAGTGTTCATGAATGCTTCGTTTTAAATTTTCTAATTCCTGGCTTAAGTGTCTTACTAAAAGGTTTAAGAGATTAACCCAGGGAATCTCGATTATTTGCCCTTTCCTTTCAATCTTGCATATAGAGGTTCCAAGCGGAGGATTATGTATGTAAATACCGTATTTATCTTCTATTAGCCGAAGTTTATATTCATACTCTAAAACTAAATTGTGAACTTCTTCAGCGAATTTAATCATTTGTTCTTTTTCGTCTTCCATCTCTCTCCTTTTCATGCGACTATTTCCCACTCACGATTCTGCAAAAACCAACGAGGGATTTTAATTTCCATCCCCCATCTATCACTAAAAAGATTTCTTCGCTTGTTAATTAAGGTGAAAGTATCTTCTTCGCCACCACTCTTATAATGTAGTGGCTCCTTAAACTTAATTTTCACTCCATCTTCCAATACCACCTTTTTTGCTCTTTTCAAGCATTCTTCCCTCCACTCCAAAGCGGTAGGATTATCAGTAGGCGTGAGAAGTTTCAAAATTCTTTCAGGGCAGTTATAGTATCCCGGCCCCATATCTTCTGACATATCCTTATAGCCAAAATTAAGTTCCTCCAGTGGCCTATAATCTAACAAACAAACCACTCCAATTACTTTTCTGGTATAAGGAGTAGTTACCTCTACGGCTAAATAAGCCTCTCTTGGACCAGCCGTAGCGCAGTCAATAACTTTTACCTCTCGGTCTTCGGATACGAAATTGAACTCTTCGGAAAAAAGCTCAAAAAGCTTTTTACCCTTTTCCTTGTGCAAATAAGTCCATCCCATTATTTAGCCCTCCCTCCGGTTTTCTCTTTCTTCCCTTTATTTTTTGCTTTCTTATATCTGAAAATCTCATAACTCATTACCACTTCTCCAGATGAAAGCCTATTGCAAATCTCTCTCATTGCAAATGTTGGCCTGTTCGTCCAGAATGAAATCCTCTTGCTTTCTATCTCTTTACTGGAGCCAAAAGACTTGAAATAACCATCGTATAGTTTTAGGTCATCTGATACCCATCCAAGACTTTTATAGCAGGTCCAACCCCAAAGCATCTTTGGAGTTTTTTCTAATTCAATTTCTCTCATTTGCTTTCCTCCTTTTAGAATATTATAACTTAATATAATCTAAAAATCAAGAGGAATAAAAAAATTATTTTTTGTTTGATTCTGGTATTGGTTTCCATAAATGCCTCGGAAGAAAAACTTGCTCCCTATATCCGTAATTACCAACAATACCTTTTTCTAAAAGAGTGTTAGCATCGGTCTCATAGCAAATATTGTCTTCTTTGTTAATTACTGTAAACTTTCCAATACCTTTGAAAAGAGAAAACTTAAACACTCCGAAATCTATTCCGAAAGCATCTATTATTCCGAATAAATGCTTTGCAGGTTCAACAGTTTGATAATATATGCCGTTCTCAATTCTGCCTACTACTTTATCGTCAACCCGAATTAGCATTTCTCTACCTTATAAGCTAAGCTAATAAGCCTGTAATCAGGAGTAATAGCTTTCCAGGGTTGAGCTGTTAGTCTGTCTATTGCTTTCTTATTAGCATCGGTTTCTGAGTTTGCCTCTACTTCAATTTCCCATTTTTTTGTTACTCGGTAAATGTTAACATGATATTTCATTTTTTCTCCTTTCTTAAAAAATAAAGGGGGAGCTTTTAGCCCCCCCGTTTTACTTTATGGACTTGCCAATGGAACTACAACATGAAGAATCTGCGTAATTGATTTCTCAGGCGTTACCAGAATCAGTGCCCAATCACCCTCTGGGCAAGGAACTGGGTAAGGACTGAATTTCAAATCACCTTTGAAATAACCGATATTATTCGTTGGACAATCTATCCAGGTTCCCATTCCATCAGGTCTTATCAAATACAATTGAGCTATTGTATTAGGAGCGGCGAAACCCCAGAAATCCTTTACTGTATCTCCAGTCACTACAACTGTAGGACTACCCACAATATTTAATTGGTAGTCTGGATAAACAGTAACCGTGTTAGTCACAGTAACAGTATTAGTTACAGTAACAGTATTAGTTTCAGTCTTGACAGGAGGAGCATAAAGGTAAACCGCTTCCGTGGTTCCATCTGGTCTGGATTCCCAAGTAGCGCTTCCTCCAAATAACTCTACTGCCCAACGGAAAGGAACATAAACCCTCCCGTCTTTAATAAAGGCGCCATCAGTAGCTACAGAACCCTTGTCGGTCTCCCACCAAACGCTTCCTCTTCCTGTCTCGTCGAAAGTGATTTTGGCATAGGTAGCGTTATTGATTGGGGAAACCCTGACAATAGGGTTCAAATAGCCTGCATAGACTACTCCTGCTCCTACTAAGAAAGCCACAACTAACAAAACTACTAACTTTTTCATTTCTTACCTCCTTCTTTTTAATCAGTTAGTTGCTTTTTGTTAATTCTTTCTTTTGAACCTATCACCTCCTTTATCTTTCTCACTTACACCGAGTGAAGACGACAGAGATTTATAGATACTGTCTAAATCATCTTCGGCACTATATCTTAATTTCATTACCAAGAGGAATAGTTTCCAGCAGAGATTTTTTAAAATCTTTTCCTTCTCTTCGGATACAGATAAAGAACTAATTTCTTCAAAATATTTGCCGAA